TGGGAACGGTGAGATATGCTTCTGGATTGATTGCCAAAAATAATAAAGAAGAAGTAAAAGTAAAAACTCCCACGGCATCTATATCAGTACGTGGCACAGATTTTTCAATGACAGTTGATGAATTGGGCAGAAGTTTGGTTATTCTTTTACCATCCCAGCCACAATTTGGACCTTCCGTTGTTGGTCAGATAACAGTGAGTAATGGACTTGGAACAGTTGTATTGACCAAAGCATATCAGGCTACATTTATAGCATCAAGTTCTGTTGTACCATCTTCTCCAGTGATTTTGAATTTTGACGACGAAAGTAAAGTGAACAATATGTTGTTGATTGATACACCAAAAAATGTCACACAAGCTGCAAAAGAAGCAAAGAAAGCATCTGTTGGTTCAGAAAAAGAAGATGATGGTGGAGACAAAAACAAAAAGATGGAAAAGAAAGAAACAAAGTCCGAGAGCAAATCCGCTGGTACATCAGTTGCTCAAGTTGACGGAGGTTCGACTGAGGCTCCAATCGAGGAGACCCACTCAACTGTCAATGTGGTCCAAGAAAATATTACTATAAAGCTTGATATAAACGCTATAAGTCCAAGCACCAATGTTGCTGTCATGGATGCAATTGCGGCAAAACAATCTATACAATCCGTACAACCGACATCAATAGCACCAATTATATCCACGCCAACTTCTACAGTAAATAATGGCTTTACAACGAACGGAACGCATGCTATATTGTATATAACCAATGGAAATAATGTGGTGTGGTATACTCTAAAGGCTGATGCCAATGCTATATTCAATATAACTCAAAATACTGAATCAAAGGAATATCCATTGAACTTCGGTTCTAAACTTAAAGTTAATATAATTCAAAAATGAAATCTCATATTCTTAAACTATTTGGCGTCGGTTTGCTGATATTAACTGCACTTGTTGTGCTACGCATACAAGATTCATATCCAATAGAAGTAATGAGGCTCAAGGGATTGGACTATTATCAACGCACACAAGACAAAGTAAAAAGTGAAAATATCATCATTGTTGAAATTGATGAAAAAAGTTTAGAAGAAAAAGGACAATGGCCGTGGCCAAGAAATGAATTGGCAGATGGTATCAAGAAAGCATTTGAAAATGAAGCAGCTACTGTAGTATTGCCAATTATATTTGCGGAAAAAGATAGAATGGGTGGAGACGCAGCATTTGTGGAAATATTGGGAAAAGCACCCGTAATCACAGCACAATCTGCGGCAGTAAAGGGCAAAGGCGTACCAGTATCAAGAGGTATGGCAACGATTGGCGGCAGTGCAGATGGATGGTTGTATGATTATCCCAACGCAATTGGACCGATAAAAGAAATAGGTGAATCGTCTGCTGGTGTGGGAATGTTATTGACGGCACCTGAACTTGATGGTGTGGTACGTCGCTTGCCGTTGGTTGTGCAAGTAAAAAAAGAAACATATCCAACTTTACCTTTGGAAGTGTTGAGAGTGTTTGGAAATGAACCGAGCTATCAAGCAAAAATCAATGAAGCCGGAGTGCAAGCCATAAGAGTAAAAGGCTCTGCTCCAATAAATACAGATGCTAGTGGTAGAGTATGGATAAACTTCAAATACAAGTTTGATAATATTTCATATACAGATAAAGATTGGAGCAAAGTCAAAGGTAAGATTGTGGTTATAGCATTGACTGCTGAAGGATTAACAAACACGGTGGCAACTCCTGTAGGAACAGCATATGGACACGAAGTTAGTATGCAGACGCTACAAATGTTGGTTGATGGAAACAGATTGGAACGCAAAGCGGAGTTTGATTTATATGAGTTGGCAGTTGGAACATTGCTTGGATTGATTCTTGTAACATCCGCTGCATATCTTGGCTATGTTTATAATGGAATATTGATAAAAGTATCTGTGTCTATGTGTGTATTTATTGGATTTTATTTGTTCAACAAGCATGGTTATTTGATTGATTATACTTGGCCGATTATGGCAGCATTTTTGCCGTGGGTTGGATCAATATTTATGAGATTTGTAATGGAGTTCAAATTGAAGATGCAAATCAAGAAGCAGTTTGGTACATATTTGTCGCCAGCACTGGTTGAAAAACTACAAAAAAATCCGGGCTTGCTCAAACTTGGTGGCGATGAAAGAGAATTGAGCATCATGTTCACAGACGTTCGTGGATTTACATCTATTTCAGAACATTATGGTAAAAATGTACAAGGTCTGACAATGATAATGAACAGATATATGACTGCTATGACAGAAGCCATTCTAAAAAATGATGGTACTCTAGATAAATATATAGGGGATGCTCAGATGGCATTCTGGAATGCTCCATTGGATGATCCAAATCACGCCAAGAATGCCGTAAAAACGGCACTGCAAATGCTAAAGAGATTGGATACATTCAATGAAGAAATATCTAAGGAAGGAGTTCCGGCTTTTGGAATGGGATTGGGAATCAACACTGGGGGCGTCGTCGTTGGCAACATGGGTTCTACTCAGCGTTTCGACTATACTTGTCTTGGCGACCATGTAAATCTTGCTTCTAGATTAGAAGGTCAAAGCAAACCATATGGTGTACGTATTGTTATTGGTACAAGAACATTTGAGCACATCAGAAATGATTATCAATGTTTTGAACTTGATTGTATCGCCGTCAAAGGTAAAAAAGATGGTACGAGAATTTATACCGTTCTTGAAAAAAACTTGAGTGAAAGCCAGTATAACATAGTTGTATCTGGTCATTTTGCTTTTCTAAATGATTACAGAATGCAAAGATGGGATAGTGCAATATCTCATGCCAATGAACTCATGACGCAGAATAAAGAAATGAAGAAGTATTATGAAATGATGATTGAAAGAATGTTGGAACTTCGTACCAGCAATATTGACAAACATTGGGACGGTATTTTTAGAGCAACCTCCAAGTAAAATTTTATTATAAAACATAATTATGAAATATATGAAAACAAAACTACTATTAGCAATACTTCCGTTGGTGCTATTGACTTCATGTGCCAACTCTCAAGGTGATGTGTTTGGACGCAAAGCAGATGCTGGTGCCATTATTGGTGGCATGGCTGGAACCGTGATTGGTGCTTATAACGGCAATGCTCTCAAGGGTGCTATTATTGGTGCTGGCGTGGGTTTGGGTGCTGGTGCCATTGCAGATACCAATGATGCTCACCAAACTCAAAATAGACCAATGATATATCGCGAACAGCCTGTTCAACAAACAGAAGTTGTTGTGGTTCAACAACCTATTGTGATAGAAGAGCGTGTATGGGTCGGCCCGGACCTATGGGTATACTCATATCATGGCTATAGGCACAATGGCAGAATATATTATCGTGGACCGCACGCACCATTTCATCGTCGCCCCGCTTTTAGACGCTAAAAAGTACTATGATTTCATTTCCTAAACCAGAGGTGCATCCCAAAGGCTGGGGTGCCGAGACTTGGCTGATTAATTGCCCTGATTATTGTTCTAAATTTTTAGATTTTAAAAAGGATTCTCGTGGAAGTATGCACTTTCACGACAAGAAGCACGAAACTTGGTACATTTTATCCGGACAAATTTCCGTTTCGTGGGTGGACGCACTCAATGCCCAAAAACATTCTCGCATTATTAGCGTGGGAGAAATGGTAGATATTCCTCGCCTTCAAACGCATCAAGTTCACGCTCTTGAAGATACTCGTATTCTTGAAGTGTCTACTCAGCATTTTGAAGATGACTCTTATCGAGTACTAGCAGGTGATTCTCAAACACAAATCAAATAGTTGTTATAATAAGATATTTGCAAAAAATGTCACTTTTTTAGAAAAAAGTGTTTGACTTTTCATTTTTTCTTCATCATAGTTCTATTTATCAATAACAAACATGAACTCGTATTCACACAAATCGCTAAATCTCGTCTCCAAGTGGAGCTTGTGCTTTATTACACAACCTACACGTGGAGCCAATAAAGGCGATACTACGGAGGGTGTGGCATAATAGGAGTTAAAGTTTAATAACTTTACAAAACCTAAAAAGCCCACCCTCCAAAAGAGAGTGGGTTTTTTGTTTTTGGAGTTTTTAGAAAAAAGTTAGAAAAAAAGATTGACAAAATAAAAAAAGTAAGTAGAGTAAATGAAGTTAAATGCGGAAAGTTTTTGAAAGCAAAGTTTAGAAAAAAGAAAGTAGTAAAAAAGATTGACAAAGTATAAAAAGTAAGTAGAGTAAGAAGTATCAAATTTAAGTTAGGTTCTTTTAACAATTCAAATTTTTAGGTTAGGTTAGATGGGTAAAAACGCACCTGTAAGCGCGATAAAATAGCCACCGGCCCATTTAGGGACCGTTCTGTGGGAATCAATATCATTATGTAGGTCAGAGATAGGTTAGATGAAAACATAATGTGAGGCCGAAGTATATAATGTTATTTATAAAGTTGAAGAAAGAAGCAACAAGACACGTATTTAGCGTGTTGAGTTTCTTTCTTCATATGTTCTGCGTAATATACAACCTCCTCGTGGTGCAGAGCGGGACAAAATAAAAAAATATTTTGTGCGAATAGTATAGTTAAAAGAGTTTTTATATAATATTTATTATTAACATTAAAAAAATATGGAAGATAAAGATATACTGATGGAGTTTTTAAGAGGCGGATGGATTGTTGCGCTGATTGGAGCACTGGGTATGTTGGCAAGAACTTTCATGGATGGTGTAAAACGTTCTTTTACAGAACAAATTAAACGAATCATAGCAGCAGCAATATGTTCTACAATAGCATGGTTTATTTTAGAACAAGTAGAAGTAAGTAGCTTGACAAAAGCAATTAGTTATGGCATAACTGGTGTGATAAGTCCAGAAATTCTTCAAGGTATAACAGTATTATCAAAGAAATTTGCTAAGAAACCAGAAGATTTCTTGAAAAAAAAATAATTTTTGCATCGGTAACTCAATGGTAGAGTATCTGTTTTCCAAACAGAATGTTGCAGGTTCGAGCCCTGTCCGTTGCACCAATTTGCAAACGCCACGTCATTGGCGAAATTGAGGTTGACTCAAATGACAATTTTTTTGGCCAAAAAAGGTGAAGAAGTAGTAATTAAGCTTCTTGTGACCAAGCTGAAATGTAATACGTGATTCATTAGCACAGTCCGGTAAAGTGCGCCCTACGTTGAGTAGGGAGACGTGAGTTCAAATCCCACATGATTCGCCGCGACCTACATTTCTAAAAACTTTATTGTAAATATGTAATGTTTTCGGACTTCAAGTCTATATTTATTACATATGAAACAAAACCATAAGATCAAAGTATCGGACGCAGATGTAATTAAGGCATACAATTCCAAACTAACATTACACAAAGCCGCAAGTTTTCTTGGTGTAACTGTCATAACCTTATGGAGACGAGCCAAAAAACTCAATCTGGCTTGGAAAGACAAAAATTATAGAGGAACCAACAGTGGAACAAAAATTCCTTTACAAGAAATTCTAGAAGGAAAACACCCCGACTATCAAACATTTAAGTTAAAAAACAGACTTATAGCAGATAAAGTAAAAATGAATAAGTGTGAAGTGTGCAGTATATCGGAATGGAATAATCGAGCATTAATAATGCAGCTTGACCACATAGATGGAGACCCGCATAATCATAGACTTGAAAATTTAAGAATGATTTGTCCAAACTGTCACTGTCAAACTCCAACTTGGTGCGGTAAAAACAAATAATTTTTATGGGTATGTCGCATAGCGGCAATTGCAACGCACTGTAAATGCGTCGGCCTAACGGTCTCCGATGGTTCGAGTCCATCCATGCCCACCATTTTTAGAATACGGAAAATTGGCAGAGTGGTCTAACGCAGGACTTTGCTAAAGTCCCGATCCGAAAGGGTCCATAGGTTCGAATCCTATATTTTCCGCCAAATTTATATATGCCGAATAAACATAAATGGTAATGTGCTAGTCTTGTAAACTAGATAAGCGGGTTCGATTCCCGCATTTGGCTCCACGATTTATGCAGTAGTAGTTCAATGGTAGAATGCTTCGTTGCCAACGAAGAGGTCTGCGGGTTCAAGTCCCGCCTACTGCACCATTTTTTAAATGCCGTGTGACATAGCTGGTTGTGATGACCCCTCTGCAAAAGGGAGGAGATTGGTTCGATTCCAATACACGGCTCCATTTTGTTGTGTAGTTCAGAGGTAGATCACTGACGGGATATGATGGTAAAAGACACCGAAAAAGTTCCCTATAAGCAGATGCCGATGGTTCGAGTCCATCCATAACAAATAATTTTATGGCCATGTGACGCAACTGGATAGTCGTGTTACGCTTAGAACGTAAATGTTGGGGGTTCGAGTCCCTCCATGGCTACCATTTTGTCAACGAAAAACGCGGACTGATAGACCGCAAGTAGTTTTAATCTCAAACAGGAAAAACTTATCTCCATGTGAGACGACAAAAAATTTTATGGGCGTGTGACGTAACTGGATAACCGTGTTTCATTCAAAATGAAAATTTTGTGGGTTCGAGTCCCACTATGCCCACCATTTTTGATAGTGTATGTGTTTTCGTCTCTAAAATCTTACGGCACATGGAAGACGTGTAACGGGTTCAAAGTCCGACCACTTTGCATTGAGCAGAGTGAGTAAGCCAACCATATACATTATCAAATATTTTTATGGGAGTTTGGTGAAGGCGGTCCTCACGTCGCACTGAAGATGCGAAGAAGTTGGTTCAATTCCAACAGCTCCCACCATTTTATTGAGATATATTGTAGTGGCAGCAAAAGAGTCTCTGAAACTCATAGCATTGGTTCGATTCCAATTATCTCATCCATTTTATTATACAACAACTGCGGAGATAGTAATTCCAAAAAAGTTGTTACTGTATGAGTAGAAGATATCGTGAGTTAATTACTATATCACGTGAAGCGAAAAATATAGGATAATATAAAGGTGACGCCTCATCTTGAATGGGTTAAATTCCCAAAGGCATTTTTATTCCCATCGGGCTGGCATGGTGTTAAGCACGTGACTGTTAATCACGATAAGCGTGGATCGTTACCACGGGTGGGAGCTTTGGTGTGAATTGAACATGAAATAATACTGTTAATTCATATCGTTTTGTTCGAGTCCATGCAGATATATACAATCCAATTCATGGTAAATCTTACTGAAAAATTTATACGGAAGCCAAGCTACAGTGGACGGGCATTCGACTCTTAATCGAACTATTCGTGTGGGTTCAACTCCCACGGCTTCCACCAATTTCGAGCAAGAAGAGGCTGTTAAAGTCAGCATGGACATTACAAGATGCTAAATGGTGATAAGTGAATTCACATCTTGCTTAAAAAATTTATGGTGTCGTCCCCATAGCGGCGATTGGTTCCGGCTTTTAACCGGAAATATAAACATCGTGGGTTCGAGTCCCACCGGCACCACCATTTTATAGCAGAGACAAGCCAAGGGACGCTAACTGCGCTCATAACGCAGCCGAAAGGTATGATGTGTTCGATTCACATCTCTGCTTCCATTTTTATCAGTGTGTGGTGCCAAAGGTTGGCGATTCCGCTTGGAACGGAAATTATGTTGGTTCGAGTCCAATCACACTGACCATTTTAACATACACAGTAGTCCTCTTGATTTATATCAATGACAATAATGGCTGTGTGAAACTTTGGGGTGGTAGCTTAATGGTGAAGCACCAGCTTGTCACGCTGTAGATTGCGAGTTCGAATCTCGTCCATCCCGCCACTTTTACGATTTGAATATGGACGCATATTCATTCGTCGCGTCTGATTCAAGGTGACTGGCAGTCCTTGTGGCTGGGTTCTAGACTAAGTTGTTTCGACTACAACGGCGCGACACATTTAAATTTTACGGGGATATAGTATAAGGGTATTACGCTGCTCTGTCTAAGCAGATATCGGATTTCGATTATCCGTATCCTCGCCATTTTGCATGTAGTAAAACATGAAATTATGATTGGCCAACGAAAGAACTGAAATCATGACAGCGACGGTAAAGCTCCGGGTCGCTATATAAATTCTGGCGCTTACGATTTTATGGGAATATAGTGAAATTGGACATCACGACGCTTTGCGGAGGCGTTATTCTAGGTTCGAATCCTAGTATTCCCACCATTTTATGGAGACGCTGGCAAAGTAGAGCCGACCTCGCTTCGAACGAGTTATAACTATAGGTTAGAGTCCTATCGTCTCCACCAATTTTTGAGCGGCAGCGTGGAAGGACATGCAGCCTTGAGAAGTTCTATTACGCACAGTATATTGTACATAAAGCTGTGCCTCTGAAACGAAGCGATGACTACCTAATAGATCGGGTCAGATTCAATGTCATCAATAGGTATCAAACCCTACCCGCTCAAATTAATTTTGAATAGCAGCTCGGAGTGTAGGAAAGTTTTTTCCTTTCCGGTACGAGCATGGGGTTAAACCATCAGCGGAAAAATAAGCAACGAAAAGCCTCTAGGTTCATAACAATATGTTAAATGGAAAAATAATAACATGTTGGAATTTATGCGTAACTAAGAAACTCGCTATAGTGTAGCTATATAAAGCAAAACTACACCTATTCAATTAATTTTATGAGTTATAATAAAGTTTTGATATAATATATACTATATATATTATATATGAACATATCACCAATACAATCATCGGCTGAAACAAATAGTTCACCAGTAAACATTCAATCTGCGGCTAAAATATATAGTAAAAATAGCCCAGTATCACTCAGTACAAATGCATCTGGATTTTTTGCAAATGCTGAAGCTGACGTTGTGCATGATCTTAAAAAAGCTTTGATGGCTGCAATAAATTGTGGAGATTTTGACAAAGCTATACATATTTTAAAATGTTTAAAAGAACTGGGATAATAATATATAAACAATTTACAGAGAGTAAAGGGTACTGCCACTGGGATTATCGCGGTGGGTTCACGTAGCGTAATAAGCACACATGACCAAACACTCTCTAATATTTGAACAGAAGTCTAGTTGTTTGTAAAACAGGAGTCGGTGTAATCATATTGATGTTTTTCAACAGGCAACCGTGCGCGGAATAATCGGGTGCTGTTCATTTTTTTGGCCCTATAGAATAGAAGTTAGTTCGCCTGACTTTCAATCAGGAGATGTGGGAGCGTTACCCACTGGGGCTACCAATTTTTGTTGAGGAGGTTGGCTTAGAGGCAGCAATCCTATAATGAGTAGAGTCCGTACTCCAAGCAAGTAAAAGTGCAGCGATGAATTCTTGAATTCTGCATTTTCCATTACCAACTATAATGGTTTTGCATGGAGGCAATTCAGACGATTGAACCGATAAGAACTAAGGAATTGACCTTAGCTCGGTGCCGAAAATGTAAGCGCAAGTATAGTTGTTATATATTTGGCCGCGAAACGGTATCAGCTCTTTTGGCGTAATAGCACACTCTTCAAAATAACCCATGCCTGCACACGCAGGAAAGTTGGTATTTGGCACGGGAAACCGCCAACCATCTATCCTATCATGGGAACAATTTTATGGCGATATCGTCTATGTTTGAAAAGGACAGGATATTCTCAATATTCAGAGGTCGGTTCGACTCCCGACTATCGCCACCATTTTATAATAAATAGTTCAAATTAGTTCAAATTCAAGATTTGAATGATATTTATGTATATGCACTACTTGATATACAAGGTCACTAACAAAGTAAACAATAAAATTTATGTTGGTAAGCATAAAACAAATGACAAGAACGATAGCTATCTAGGGTCCGGCGCAATTATTAAGAGGGCCGTTACGAAGTACGGTAAGGATGCTTTCCAAAAAGAAATACTTTACGAATGTGAAAACGAGGATGCGATGAACCGCAGAGAAGCCGAGATAGTTGACGAAGAGTTCATAGCTCGTCAAGACACATATAATATAAAGCTCGGCGGTAATGGTGGATGGGACTTTATAAACAAGAATGCCCTTTTCAACGGAGTAAAACACCGCGCAGCGGCACGAGAAAATATAAAAAAAGCCAGTAAGGGATACAAAATTTGGTTTAAAAGTTTATCTACCGACGAGAGGGAAGAATACATGGTAAAAAGGATGTTGGGAATTCGGCTATTTCAAGAGACGCATGGGGGCACTTTCAAAGGAAAGTCACACTCAGATTTAACGAAAGAAAAAATGCGAAAAGCGAGATTGGGTAAGGTGAGTGGAAAAGATAATCCATCATATGGAACAATGTGGATAACAAATGGTGTTGACAATAAGAAGATACACAGAGATACTACGATTGCTGTTGGTTGGAAAAAAGGTAGAATAATAAAATAATTTTATTGGGATGTCGTATAAAGGCTATTACCTGCGGCTTTGACCCGCATGATCGTCGTTCAATTCGACGCATCCCAGCCATTATATAGTTGACGGGTTGTAAAAACATATTCGAATTGTGTTTGATAAAACTTCGATACTCTCCATTTTTGTATATTAGTATACTTATAAAAGTATGAGCGACATGACATCAAATAATTTGATTATACGCAGAATGATTGATAAGAAAACATCTTATACAGCAATTTTTTTAAAAGGAGAACAACCAAGAATTTTCCCTACAGATGATTATGAACATGCTCGTATTTTACAGATATACAAGCAAGATAGAAAATATGAAGGTATAATAAACGATTTTACAGATTTTGATTTATAAAATGGTAGAGAAGCACAAGTAGTTATATGCTCTCGTTTGATAGACGAAGGACAGTGAGTGCAAGTCTCACCTCTACCACCAATTTTCTTCACCCGAGACCGCCTATCTCATGTAAAAATGATGATGGACTCAATCTGAAACTACAGATGATGACATATGACGATATGTATAGGGCAATCTTTTATACGTTGACAAAACCATATTTTGTATTGTATATGTATACAAATGTTATCCGTATATAAAAAATATAAAATAGAATGCCAGTTTAGATTTGTAATAAAAAATTATCCAAACGAATTTGATTTTGCATTGGTAGAAAAACATGGATGGTATTCACCAAAAAATCACGGCAATAATCCATTTGGAGTAAGCAGAGATCATATCATGTCAGTAAAGTGGGGATTTGATAATGATATTGATCCGAAATATATTCGCCACCCCGCAAACTGTCAGTTATTGAAACACAACGACAATGTAAGAAAAGGAAAAAAAAGAATCAATAACACTTGACATTTTATTAGAAAAGATTAGAGTTTGGGATAGTAAATATTTTATGGGCTTATAGTGATAATGGCAGCACAGTTGATTTGCATTCAACAGGTTGGGATTCGATTTCCCATAGGTCCAGGTCCGAGTATAATCATAACCTCCACGCGGTTCGGACTGGAACAAGTATATTATACTTGTACTAATAATGATTATTTTACACCAGGGTCGTCTAGCGGCTATGACAACTGCTTTACATGCAGTCTATAATCGGGGGTTCGAGTCCCTCCCTTGGTACCATTTAGCATATTGAGGGTAGCCCCTTGGTGGTGACGATATACCTTATCACGTCAAATTTTTAGAGTTTTTTCGGTGTGTAGCCTAGAGGACAGGCACCTGTTTTGGGAACAGGACCACGTGTGTTCGATCCACATCGCACCGACCAATTTTTTTATGGCGTTTATAGTGTAGTGGTTCGCACACAAGTTTGTGAAACTTGAAGGACGATTTCGAATATCGTTGGACGCCCCAATTTGATTTATAGGTGGGTCGCATAATTGGTATTGCAGCAGTCTCCAAAACTGCCACCCTGTGGGTTCGAGTCCCACCCCACCTGCCATTTATGTCAATACACAATAATTTATTGGCATAATAATTGCAATGATGTGTATATATTTAAAGATATGTCAAAGAAAAAAACATCAAAGAAAATTAAACGAGTATCAATGAAAGAAATTGTTGACGCATTTTATTCAGGAATTTCACCCAGTAAAATAGGTAAAATGGCAAAACAACTTGTAAAGCAACAAGATACCAGAAATTATTAATTTTAGTTTTTATAACAAACGAATAAAAGTTTTAGAAGATAGTTATGTTGTGTATATACACACCAACCAAAATAAAATCATATGAGCAAAATCACTATTCAAAATCTAGCCGAAAGATTGTCGGCAGTTGAAGCAAAATTAGCCACGCTTTCTGACCTGCAAGTCAGCGGCGTTGATGCATCAAGCATCCAAGAACTGGACATTCGTTTGTCCATCGTTGAACGTACCGTAGATGAACTGATCGCAAAACCTGCCGCTGACGCAGTTGCTGCATTGGTAGCTGCACCGGCGGATGAAGCACCAACAGCTGTAGCAAGTGTTGTGGCATTGAGTCCATCAGCCACAGTTCCAGACGCCGCTGCAATTGTATCTGAAGTTATAGCAGCACAAGCTGCTGTTGACGCGCCAGAATCGCAAGAAGTTAATGATGTTGTTGTCGCTGCAATTACTGCAATTCTTACTGCTCCTGCTGATGTTGTAACAGACACAGAAGCTCTGATTGAAGCCATCACCGACGCTGTTGCCGAAGTTGCAACAATTGCTGATGCAACAGTAGCACAATCCGCTGCTGACGCAGTTGCTCAAATCATTGAAACCGCAACAGGTGAAGCACCAACAGCAGATGTGATTGAACAAATCACAGATGCTGTAGCATCTTGCCCAGTTGAAGCCGCTGTATCCGAAGTTATTACATCCGAAGCAGCACCAGATGCCGTGGTGGATACGCTCGTTGAAAATATTGTTGCTGACAGCCCAAGCGCCGATGTATCAGCCGCAGCCGATATCGTGAGTTTGGTCGTTGAATCTGTTGTCACAGCTGATGCCGAAACACAACCAGACGTTGTTGCAGCAGTTGCCGCAGCCGTTGCCGCAGTTGTTAATGCCGAACCAGAAGTGGTGCAAGACGCAGAAGCCATCACAGAAGCAATCACAGCCGCTGTTGCCGAATTGTCAGCACCAGAATCAGCTGATGTGCAAGCCGACGTAGCGGATGCAGTTGCTCAAATTATTGCCACCGCAACCAACGTAGAAGAAGTTACGGATGCAGTTCAAGCTCAAATCGAAGAAGCCGTTGCCGCTGATCCAGAACTAGAAGTTATCAATAGCCGTTTGACGGAGGTTGAAGAAAAAGTTGGTCTGCTGGGAAAATAGGTTCCAGCGTAGGACAGATGACAGAGAATATAATGTCCACTGTCAAACGCTGGTTTAAAAACTGGTCAGTGTAATCAAAACTCAAAGGCTCCAGAAATGGAGCCTTTTTTTATTTACTATATGTATATTTATCTATATATGCAAAGCAATGAATTTTCAAAAATGACTCATCGTGAATTTGACCAAACCGGAACTGGTTGGAGAAAATTTGGTGATGATCATAAAGCTTCTATCAAAGCTATTTTTCAATTTGCTTTATACATATGTTTATACGGAAGCGTGGGTGAGTGGATAAAAATCGCCTGTCTTGAAAACAGGAATCGGTTAATAGCCGGTCGCAGGTTCGAATCCTGCCGCTTCCGCCAATTTTTGCAGCATAAACATAAATGGTGATGTGCAAGTTTCGTAAACTTGAAAACCGAGTTCGATTCTCGGATGCTGCTCCATATTGGTATATTATAAGTTCATATATACTATACTTATTGGTAGCTATGGCTACTAATAATATAACACTAAACGGTCAGACATTCAACAAATCTGACTCATTCAATCCAAACACAGAAAATCTACAAACAGATGGTCTTTCTGTGCTTTGTTTCAGTCAAAATGATGATTCTAAAGTAAATGACTGTATCATAGATGGTCAAGATGCACGCTGGGGAGGCAAAGCCTCATTAACATTTGGTCTTGAATATAATAGATGCACATTCAAGAATGGCACTGCACGAGCATTTGATATGGTGCGTGGTGGCAATGTTACATTTACTGAATGTATATTTGAAAATACTGTACGCAAGCCTGTAGCATCACAGTATACTATAGCAGAACAATGCGACATTGGTATAAAAGGTGGTGTACATGATGTAACATTTCACAGTTGCATATTCAATGATATTTTAATAGGTGATTATAGCATATATGATCAACAAGATCGTCCAAAAGCTCGTCGCTTTACTTTCATCAATTGTAAAAATAAAGATGGTGGACCAATCATTATTCGTGGCAAATATGTTGATAAAGATTCTATTAATCTTGTTGGTACACAAGCAAAAATGTGGGTTTGGCCGTCATTTTTAACCAAACTATATTGGATGTTTAATCGCAAGTTTGGTGACACTCGCAAACCAGATGGTTGGAATGTATATGATCATAGAGAGTTGGACTAAAACATAACATCGCAGTTTTTATATAAAAATTTAACTTGCCAAATTGGTAAGCGTGTATCATATTTATCGGTTCAAACGTCTAAAGACGAAAACTAAATAATAAAATATGAAATATAATAACACACAAAATAACTCGCTGCTTGTGAAGCTCTTTGCTTCTATGATGCTGTTTGTGGTCGCTGTGACCAGTGTATTTGCCATTCCGGGCATTACATCCACAAACCTACAAACAACGGCGGGTGTAACAGTTACAGGTGCAGGTACTACTCTTAGTATCGTCGCCCCAAACAAGTCTGTGCTTACATGGCAGAACTTTGGAAGTGGCACGGATACTATTGCTATTGGAGATGCACTAAACTATACACTTCCTTCCAATAATGCATCCGTACTAAACATTGTTGCTGGTGGAGCATCTTCAACCATCAACGGTACACTTTCCTCTAACGGTAATGTATATGTTCTGAATCCAAATGGCATTTTGATTGGTGGCAGTGCCCGAATTGATGTCAACCGTTTGGGCTTGAGCACATCCGACAATCCATCATTTGCTAGTTTTTATTTCCAGCAAAATGGATTTCTTCCGTCCCAAGACGGACTGGTTCCTGTTGCTGGTAATACAACCATCAACAATGGTGCAATCATCTCAGTAAGCGAAAACATTACTCTTGTTTCCAAGAACGTCACAATCAATGGTGTATTGTCTCAAGGAAATCTTGTGCTCAATGCTGATGGTAATGTTACTGTGGGTTCTGCTGGTATGGCTTATATCGCTGGCAATTTGACTATCAATAATCCAACTGGAACAACTACAATTGGTTCTGCTGGCAACAACACAATTATCACCAATAACCTAGTGGTCAATGGAAATTCTACAAGTGCGTTTTCTTCGGTTGCTACTGGCACAATACAAGCCAAGACGCTGAACGTCACGGCTGGAACAATTCTAGCCGATCGTATCAGCACAAGCAACACAACCGTAACTGGCACAAACGTCACTGTTAATGTTGGTTCTGGTGCTGGTACGCCTTCTGTTACCGCAGTTGGTAATGGCACAGTACAAATATCCGCTCCCGCATCTCTTGCCGTAAATGTCACCAATTCTGGTGTTGGTGCAACTAGCGTATCTGCTGGTGGCAATTTGATATTGGGCAAGGTGCAAGTTGAAGGTTTGGCTGGTGCTTCTTTTACTGGTGCCGCCGTGACTGACACTTCGTCCAGAATATTTGTTTATGGTGGTGCTGCGTTCACTGCAACTGCTGGGAATGTCAATATCGACAAAGGACAACACAGTTTTGGTCCAGTTAGCGTATCCGCTACTGGCGAAGCCTTGATCTTTGAAGACGCTGCCACACAGCTGAACGTTGTCAACACTCCAAAGCTAACATTGCGTTCCGCTGATTATGTTTTTCAAACTCCGACAACTGGTGTAGTTAATAGTGCATTGGTGTCTGTTGTGGGTGCTGGAAATATAACACTTGGTGCAGCCACAAACTCCGTTGGAAATTACACAATCACCGGAAACGATGTTGTGGTTGCCAACAACGGCGCATTGTCTATCTCCACGACTGCAACTGGTAACGCCTCCGTTACATCAACGGGTGCAGTAAATCTCGGTGGAACAACCGCAGGTGGCACACTAACAGTTACTTCTGCTGGAGCAATCACTCAAGCAGTTGATACCAAAGTCAGTTCGTTTGGATCTGTTCGTTTTGTTGGAACTGGATTGACACTATCAAATGCTGGCAACGGCTTTGGTGGCATCACAGTTGATGTTGGTACTGCCGGTACTGCCACACTCACAGAAGAAACAACTCTAAACCTCGTTTCTCTTCGCGCTGCTAATGCAACGGTGAAAAGTACATTTGATGTTATCACTACTGGTACATTGCCAGTAGTCGCTGATACATTCAATGTTGTTGTTGGTGGGGATTTTGTTCCTGCTGCAAACTTCCGCGCTGTCAATGGTATTACAGTATTGTCTGGTGGAAATGTTGACTTGAGCAATTTGAGTTTGATCACAAACTTGAATAACAAGAGCCCAAGCATCATTGCCAAGGGATACAAGGCTCCACAGCCATAATAGATATTATAAAGTGTATACTTCAAAAACCCAACCGTAAATGGTTGGGTTTTTTGTTATGTTCATATATATTTATAATAACTTATGAAGAAATCAGAACTCAAAAATCTTATCAAAGAAGTGATGGATGAAGTAGTAGAACTTAATCCAGAAAAGCAAGAACAAATGACAACCACACAGTTGAATGGGTTGAATCAAAAATCTGAAAAAATGCTAGAAATAATGAAATCAAGTGATGTTAAGTTGGAACCTTGGATGATTGATCTTATCAGTCAAGCATATCACAACATTGATGCTGTTGCCAACAAACTGATGTTTGGTGATAAAAAAGATTAAGAAAGTTATTGACTTTAGATAAAATTCTGCCACGATCTTAATCAAGAAAAGGGTGGAGTGAAAATGACTCCACGGTGGGACGGCTTGAATCCACCGAAGGACACGAACCGCAATATGTGCCTTCCTCTAGCTTCTTTTGTTTTTTGAAAGTATTTAGTTTTTCCTCTTGTAGCTCAATGGTTAGAGCGGGTGCTTTATAGGCGCAGGGTTGTGGGTTCAAGTCCTACCAGGAGGACCAATTTTGAGAATAAAAAAGGCACTTGGCCCGATGATAATTGTGACGCTTGCAACCTCGCTAGAGGGAACTTAGTAAGCAAGCTGCGTCAGTCCGAAAGGGTTGGTCGTCTAACTACGAGGTAATGCTCATCTTAGATGTAGATGTACAAGCACATCGTATAATAGCAGAGTTTCAGCACAGCCAAGAGGTAGAATGTCTGGCGGTTGATAGACACCTACTGAAACATCATCATTCTAGGTTAGCAACTAGGTATTCTCAAATATTTTATTAGATTTTTAGCAAAGAGTAACTAGTATAGTATTCAACTTGATTCCAAACCAAGCCAAAATATTGTGTGAACTAGTTTACTCGGCTATTTATGGTAGTGAGGTCGATTGGTTAAGGCAGCGGTTTCATACGCCGTTCTATGTGGGTTCAATTCCCACCACTACTTCCATTTTTAATGCCGCCGAAGTTCATATGGGTGAACAATTCATTGGTAATGAATAAGAAGTTGGTCCGATTCCAACCGGTGGCTCCATTTATTGTATATTGACACATATGTATTATTGAGTAATATAATCACAATATTAAAAATGAGTGAACTAGATCTACTAAGAATTCTTCCAAAAGAACAATTTACAGAATATAAAGGAAAATGTATACAGGTTCGTGATCTAATAAAGATACTTGAAAAACAGAATGAAAAAAATACTAATAATGGGATTACCCGGCGCAGGAAAAACAACACTGGCAACTGAGTTAGCAAGTACATTAAATGCAGTTCATTTTAACGCTGACGAAATTCGTAAAGAAATCAATAAAGATTTGACGTTTAGTATACAAGATAGAATAGAACAAGCACGTCGTATGAAAGTGTTGTGTGATATTGTTGTTAGGTCTGGAAATTATGCTATAGCAGATTTTGTATGTCCAACAAAACAAGCACAAGATGTATTTATAACAGAAGATACATATGTTGTTTGGGTTGATAGAACAAAGGTTGGTAGATATGAAGACACCAACAAACTGTTTCATCCTCCAGAGAATTTTGATATGATAGTCAATGAATATGGATCTCCAAAATTTTGGTCGCTATTGATTGCTGACGAACTGCAAGCACACTAATTGATATATATTATATCTTTTGGGCATATATATTATATGTATTTCTATATAATATATGGCAAAAAAGATCAAAGTTAAACCGACTGATATAATAAATAGTCCTCTGTTTGCTGGAGTGCCGCCGAAATTTGTAAAAAAAGCGGCTACTTTTTGTGAAGTAAAAGAGTATAGTGCTGGTTCATTTATAATAAATGAAGGTGAAAAAGGAGACTTTATGTTTATTATACTTGAAGGCGAAGTAAATGTGCTAAAAGGACCAAAGAAGATGAAATTAGCCACACTTGGCAAAGGTGTATTTTTGGGAGAAGGTGCATTGGTTAGTAGATCACCAAGAAATGCAAGTATTGTAGCAAATAGCAGTGTTAAACTTGCTGTATTTGATCAAAATGGATTTGATAAATTATCTGTTATGCATCCATGTATTCCTGTAACAATGATGAATATACACAATGAGCGATGCAAAGACACAGTGCGTAAACTCAATATAGTAAAATCAAAAGAATTTATATTGATGGCAGCAGTTGGATTGGTGTTGCTTGTAAAAAATTCACATAGTATACTTCCAATGAATCTACATGATATTGCAGATCAAATTGCAAGCTATATTCCAGATCAAGTTATGGCATTGGGTGGTCCAGCAGCAGCAGCAATTGGATTGAAATTAAAACAAATGGAAATGGGTGACATTGTTTCTAAATTAGATAAGATTTGATAGTTTGTAGTTGACCAGAACAATATAATGTGTATAGTTATGTTTGTTCTTTTGAAATATGGTCGGGTGATGGAATGGCAGACATGAAAGTCTTAGAAGCTTTTGCCGCAAGGCGTATGGGTTCAAGTCCCTTCTCGACCACCAATTTAAATACTTTTTTCTGGTAGTAAATTCTTTGAGGTTCGTCGCCTCATTTACTGGCTGATATACAATGACAAAATCGTGGTTATTATTGATTGAAATGAAACGACTTCCGACACGCGGGTCTGATATAATAGTTAGATTAGAGTCCTTGAGGTAATAACTTGATTGTATATCAAAGGAGAGCATAACTGCGGTGCCATAACTTGGGATGACCAACCCAACGCGCAGTCAGAAAAAAAATAAGTGCTGACATTGGGGATGACTCACCTGCTGATGAACCAATGGCGCGGAGACGCAGGTCACTACCGCCAGCACTTCACTTTATGGCAGAGTGGCGCAATTGGCTGACGCGGTTGACTCTTTCCAGTTATTGTGAATAACGATGACTGGCAAAAATCAACTGTCTTAACGACACTGTGGGTTCGAACCCCACCTCTGCTACCAAAAATGAATTACACCAATGAACAAATTTTTCTATATGGTTCTACAATTGGAACAAGTACTCTGAGAAAGAGAATTATACAGCATAAACTCAAAGAATATCAATGTGAGATATGTAAGATAGATGATTGGAACAACAATTCAATCAGTTTACAACTTGACCACAAAGATGGTGATAGAAAAAACAACATATTAGATAATCTTAGATGGCTCTGTCCAAATTGCCATTCCCAAACTCCAACATTTTGTTCAAAAAATATTAAAGTTAAACGTTTCTCGGATGAACAAATATTGGAAGAGTGTAAGAAACAAAAAAATATTAGGGGTGTTGTATTGGCGATTGGGTGTAATGTTCGTTTGTATGGTAGAATAAAAAGAATTGCGGATGAAAATGGAATAGCATTTGAACAACCATATGGTACAGGTAGAATTTCCAGAGAGAGAAAAGTTCCAATTGGATTTGATGCAAAAAACAAATCTAAAGAATGGAAAGCAAAGATTGGATATTCTAATAGAAGAACAACTTGGCCAACAAAAGAAGTATTGACAAATCTCGTTGATTCTGTTCCAATTGAAACCATCGGAAATCAATATGGAGTATCTGGAAATGCTGTTAAAAAGTGGTGTAATTTCTACGAAATAGAAACCAAACCGTCTGGATACTGGCAGAAGAAAAAATTTGGAAAAATTTAATTATAATAATTCAATGAAAACTAAACTACCAAAACAAATCATTCGTATTGATGACGGTGAAGTATTTTCATTGAATGAAAATGGAACATATTCGCTTGAAATGATGAAACAAAAATTCCCCAATCATTTGTACAATGAATACACATATGAAGTTTTGATGGAAAATTTCAAAGGATGCTTTAGACACTAATAATTTTATGGATATTCAAAACACAACAAACTATGATGCTGGAAAAATTGCAAAGCGTGAAGCAATGCGTAAAGAATTAAAACGTATGAAGATGCAACATATGATTGAACTAAATCAAACTATCGGTGAAAAAGCTGATGTTGTTGCAAAAAGATGGATTGCTGAGTTGAAACAAAAATAATTTTAGATATGGGCATATGGCGTAATGGTAGCCGCAGCAGACTTAAAATCTGTTTCTCGTAAGAGAGTATCGGTTCGAGTCCGATTATGCCCACCAATTTATAATATGAAAACTTTAAAAGTTAAGAAAAAAGAATTTAAAAAAGCACTCAATGAATTGTGCCATAAACATAACGTCATTATTGATGACTCATTTACTATTGTATATACACGAAAAAAATATTGGGACGTTTCTCGCGTTGAAGTAAATACTCATCCATATAAAAGTGTATCGGATGTTGGAATGAAACTTTTACATAAATAATTTATAATATGAAAACATTATGGAGAATATGGGCAAAAGCCCTTGGTGAAAAAGCAAGTGAAAATGACTGCGAAGCAGATCGTGTTGCATTTATTCGCACACTTATTGTGCTTTGTTATGTTATAACAAACATATTCATTGTTGCAGGAGTAATAAAGCATTGGCATGACTAAAGAGATTTATATTGAAAGCGGCAATCATTGGATAAATGCTCCATATCCATTGAAGCCAAATGATACTGAAGTAAAAATGTATCAACAACATCTATTGACCGGCACTACATTGTTACTAGGTTCTACAGTTCCTTTATTACCTTTGTGTGATGAAGCAATTGACTTGACTCCAAGAATACAAGATCCAAAAATAATCAAGGGAGATTGGAATAACATAGAAAAATTTTATGATAATATTATTGGCGACGGAGTTCTAAATTTAGAAGGAGAAAAGATGATTGAAAATCTTCGTCCCAAGTGTCATAGATTTATAAGCAGAGTATTTTCCAGAAAATTCTCATATATGAAATACGCTACATTTTTTTATAAAGATTTTCATAACGCAACAAAAATAGCAGAAATAAATGAATCATGTCCGATTTTCATCTGGAAGTTTACAAACTAGTCAAGGCGTTGGAAGAAAACCAATATACACAACGCGATGTATCATTATTGATACCAAATCTTGATATATTGACAAGAGCGGAGTTGCAGAAAATACCTATAGACAAATCCAAACCATTTTCATCCACCAGTGGAGCAACTGGTCAACCAGTATTTGTTCAAAAGTATATGGCTCAAAATATTTGGTATTGGGCAACCAATATGCGTGAACTAATTTGGAGAAAATGGGATACATCATTGAATTTGGCGGTAATCAACGCACCAGTTTCAGAAGAAAAAATAATACCTTGGCCGACAAATCCGTATTTATTTACAAAAGGAGTTGGTAAGTGTTATATGCATCCAACACGAGGAGATTTGCAAGGTTGGCTATATAGAATTCAGCCAGATTATTTACACACATATCCATCTATCATCGCCACACTTGATACATCTAAACTAAAAGATGTAAAATCAACAAGTGAAAGAGGCGGAACCAATTATAGTTCAGAAGAAGTTGGTACAATTGGATTAGAATGCCCAGACAATCCAGATGTATATCATATCATGGAGAACATTGTTATAGAAATCGTAGATGACAATGACATCCTCGTTACAGACCTCACACATCCATATATCAAGCGATACAAAATTGGAGATAAAGGAGAGTTTGATACTTGCAGCTGTGGAAGAAAATTACAAACCATCAATCGTAATGTTCTTGGTAGAATTCGTAATATGATAAAGTATCAGGATGGCACAACTGCGTGGCCATTGTTTGGTAGCAATACCATAAGAAATGCATGTGATACAATAAAAAGATTTCAATGTGTGCAAGAGTCATACTCAGACATCACGCTGAAGATTCAAGGAACTATACCAGAAGATAAAATTGAAGATGTAAAGAAATTGGTATTGAAAAGACTCAATCATCCATTCAATTTAAAGATAGAGTTTGTAGAATCTTTTCCAGAAGGAAAATTTGAAGAGTTTGTTTGTAAGATATAAATGCATCTGTCGGCAATTGGATAGTCAACGTGGTTTCTACCCACATTTAGTGTCAGTTCGAATCTGACCAGATGCACCATTCTTCAACTTTATAAAAACATTATATAATAAGTATTTAATAACAAACACTTGACTTTTTATAAAAACTGGTTCATAGTTATGGTTGTTGGGGTTAGAATAGTCATATAACCTACGGGTCTGTGACTTTTATATGAAAGGATACATACTATGCTCATTGCTATAGCATGTTACGCTGTTCTTGGCTTAATTGTCATTGCGGACAGCGATTATAACAGACAGTAAAACAGAAAATCATAAAGAGGGTGGAATTTCCACCCTCTTTTTTTGTGCTCGTATATTTATAAGTGTGATCAAACTGAAAGACATATTAGCAGAAGCCAAACTATACTCTTATTCTATAAAAGAAGTATTAGACAAGTTTCTACAGTTTGATGGAAAAACAATGATACTGTTTGATACAGAAACAGTTGGTTTGGAGCCAAATACTTCATATATTCAACTTACACATATTGCTGCAATTGCATATGAAGGTTCTTCACTAAAAGAAATTGGAGAGTTTTCCAAAAAGGTAAATATTGGTTCCGCTTTGAACAATGCACTGAATGATCCAAATAGTACAGAAGCAAAGCAGTTGGATAAAGAAATGAATAGAAGATTGAAAAAATATGGCAAGCCAGACTTGCATCCAAGAGATGCACTAAAAATGACTGGTTATGAAAATCCAAATGCAGAAAAGTTGGATGAAAAAGAAGCATTGATTCAATTTGAAAAATTTTTGAGTCAATTTGAAAATGTTGTGATACTTGCTCACAATGCTACATTTGATATGAAATTTATTGAGGCTCGTAGAAAGTTAAATGGATTGCCGCCAACAAAAAGATATCCAGTATTAGACACAGTAAACATATCACGATTTTTCTTTATACCAGCAATGCAAGCACTTGAAACAATACCAGAAGTTAAAACTATATTGGATGGTTTGCTTGCCAAGACAAAATATAAAAGTTATAGTTCAAGTCTTGGAAAACTTGGTGCGGTGTTGGGAGTTAAAGTTGATGGTTGGCACGATGCTAAAGAAGATGTAAAAATGCTTATGCAAGTGCTTCAAAAAATGATTGAATTTCTGAAAGCAAACTCAACAACAGATATTAAAAAATATATAGCACCAGCAGCAAAAAGATTTCGTAAATCAAAATTCTAAATATAAATATTATGGCTAATAACAATACATACACATGGCAGTTTCCAGCATTGGAAGTAACAAAACAACAAGGCGATTATACAGACGTAGTTTACACTATTCACTGGCGTCTAAACGGGGCAGATCAAACATCATCACATTCTATAGAATTATATGGCGTGCAATCTGTTGCGCCATATAGTCCAGATAGTGGTTCTTTTATAGCATATAATCAACTGACCAAAGAAACCGTCATCGGTTGGGTTATTGGTGCAATGGGTGAAAGATATGGTCAACTAACATCCAGCATTGATACATCAATAGATGTAATGATAAATCCAACGACACAACAACTGGCTCCACCTTGGTAATAACAACCAATTGATTTCAATAAAAAACCCACCAAAAGGTGGGTTTTGTTTTTTACATTAGATGCGGCAGATATGCTCTGCGAAGAACATCATTTGCATATTTATGATCAAACTCATAATTGAATTTACGATCTTCATATGCTTTCTTCAATTCTATTTCATAATTGTCGGCAAGAAAGTTTAGCTGTTCCACTGTGTATGTTTCTGGTTGAGTTTTTACCAGCATTAGAAAAGCATGAACATTTGTGTCATATTGCTTCATATTGACAGGAAAATAACCTTTTTCAAACAATGCTTTGCCGCAATTGGCCAATCTGAACAATTGCGTAAAATTTTTTGGACTAAAACCATACTTATCGAGGTGAGCCTTGCGTTTACTGCCAAGCTGACCTGTGCGTTCACCGTTGGCAAGACGCCGTTCACCCTGCATATAACCAAGCAAGCATCTAAACATCTTGTCTGTGTCAACAAACTTTAACTTGTTTGTTTGTATTTCTTCAAATACATCACTTGTTTCAAGTAAGTTGTCAGAGAAAAGTATTTCAAGCGCACCTGTGTTGCCATTGCGAAGAAGTTCAAAAAACTTACGAACTTCATAATAAACTATGTCGTCGGTTTCTTGCTTTTGAACATGATCCATACGCTCCAATCCAAGTATTTTGGATGGATCTGTATTTACGAATACACCTCTGTAATCAAGGTCGGACTCGGGAGTGTTGAGTCCATACGCTGTGCTGCCTCCCAAAGCTTTTACTAGCATTTTCATGATCATATATTCAATAAAAAGTGGAGTTTTGTCAAGAGC